GCAGACGAATTCAAGTTCGACCTGCAGCGGTTCGCCGACGGCGGCACCGAAGGTGGTGCAGACGATACGACGGGCGGCACCGAAGGCGATAAGGGCGGGAAAGGCACCCCGGACGCCCCGGAAACCAAGACCAAAGAAGAGCAGGAAGCGGATGTACAAAAACGGATTGATGATGCAGTGAACCAGGCTAAGGCCCGCTGGGAGAAGGAATACCAGAAGAAAGCTGACAAGGCCAAGAAGGAAGCCGAACGGCTGTCCAAATTGTCTGAAACAGAGCGGGCCAAGGAAGAGCAGGAAGCCATCAAGAAAGAATTGGAAGCCAAGGAAAAAGAACTGAATCGGAAAGAATTGAAGCTCGAAATGGTGAAGGTCCTGTCCGACCGCAAGATTCCTGTTGAATTTATGGACTACCTCATCGCCGACGACAACGAATCGACGATGGACCGCATCAAGACTTTTGATAAACAGTTCAAGAAGGCTGTTGAAGCGGCCGTCAATGAAAAGCTGAAAGGCAAGGCCCCGAAAGCCGGTGGCACCGGTGTTGGCGGTAATGGCGGTGGTAGTGCCAAGAACAGCTTCTTTGAAGCCATTTACAAGAATCAGGCCAAACGATAAGAGGAGGAATACAATATGGCAGACGAATTATTTTTGAAAGACAATTTGAGCGGCTTCGTGCCGACACCGATTGCATCCGACATCATTGCGGACGTCGTCCGCGGTTCTAGTGTCATGCGACTGTCCACGGTCCAGCCGATGGAATCGGAAACGAAGAAATTCCCGGTTATGGTCTCGGGCCCTGGCGCATACTGGGTCGGTGAAACGGAACGAATCCAGACATCCGTTGCCAAATGGATTTTCCCGGAACTGGTCGCCAAGAAAATCGGCGTCATCATTCCGGTCAGCCGTGAAAAACTGGAAGATACGACCATCGACGTCTTCTCGGCCATCAAGCCCTATGTAGCCGAAGCCTTTTATAAGGCTATCGACGCAGCCTGCTTGTTCGGTACGAACAGCCCGTTTGCAAAAAATATCTTAGGGGTAGCGACTGCCGGCAAACAGACCGTTGCCGAAGGTACGAATAAATCGTTAGACCTCGACATTTCCGACACGATGGCCTCGGTGGAAGCCCAGGGCTTGGACGTTGACGGCTTCGTTGCCGGTTATGATCTGAAAAACTCCCTGCGCAAACTGCGTGATGCCAACGGCAACCAGCTCTATGTACAGGATGTGGACCAGTCCACGCTGTACGCTCAGCCAATTGAGTTTTGCCGCAACGGTGCCTGGGATGCCACGAAGGCCCGCGCCATCGCCGGCAACTGGAAATACTCGCTCATCGGCTTACGCGACCAGATTCAGTATGAAACGCTCCGTGAAGCTACTCTGTCGACGGTTACCATGGCAGATGACAAGCCGCTGTCCCTGGCAGAAAACGACATGGTTGCCATCAAAGCCACCATGCGCCTCGGATTCCTGCCGGTCAAGGAAACGGCTTTTGCGGTCCTGACTCCGAAAGCCACCACGACCAGCGGCACGGGCAAATAGTCTCCGATGAGGGAGGAGGGATAAGCTATGAATTATCTCACACCCGATGAGGCGGTCGAGAAAATCGTCGATGCCGTCACGCAGAACTCGACAGACACATACCAAGCCGAACGCTTAGCCCAGAAATTCGTCTATGACGTCCTGGACTACTGCAACCGGGAAGATTTCCCCAAGGCCCTGGTCTTTACGGCCGAGGATATGGTGACGCGCTGGCTGGAGGATACCGAAGACGGCGGCCGGGCTCCCTTGAAGAGCTTGACCCAGAACGACACGACGTATCAATTCGCAGTGTCGGAAGTATCCTCGACGGGGGACCCCAGGGAAGAAGATTTCGACCGTCTCAAACCTAAATTGAACCTGTATCGGCGCCCGAAGAGTCTCTAGGGGGTGGTCCTATCAGCTGGAAACGATGCAAGCGCCTGCTCAACAAATACATGTATGCCGACCGCGTCACCATATACCGGCAGCAGGCTGTGAAAGACGACGACGGGGCTGATGATTATACGATGCAGGCCGTCTACCAGGAACTACCATGCCATCTGACGCAATACGGCAAAGAGCTGCAGAGCGGTCAGAATCCGCGGGAGTTCTTCACAAAGACGGACCTGCGCATCTGCCTGGATCCGGAATACGACATTTTGCCGAACGATGTCCTAGTCATCGTGCATGTCGGCCAAACCTTTACGCTCAATGCAGCGAAGGCTTTCAAGTATCCGGACCATCAGGAAATCAGTGTCCGAAGAGAGGATGAGGCGTAATGGGGATGCAATTTGGTGGATTCGACGCCTTCGATGAGCGATTAGCTAAAATCGAAGAACAGGGAGCCCGAAAGATGAACCAGTTCGTCGCCCAGGAAGCAGAAGTAATCCGGGGGAAAGCCCAGGACAATACTCCTGTTGATACAGGCCTGCTGAAAGGCCGCTGGAAACGGTCAAGGGCGGTACAGGGCAAGACAGAAATCTATAATAACGTCAAATATGCCGCCCATGTCGAATACGGACACCGGACCCGTGGCGGGAAAGGATTCGTAAAGGGGAGCAAAATGCTCCATCGCGGAATGCTACAGGCTGAAAAGACGTTCCGGGATGATGCCGATACTATCATAAAGGCGGTGCTTGATGAATGATTACACTGCGTGAAATCAAAGCGGCCATCGTAAACGTACTGAAAACAAAATACCCGGAATACAGGGTGCACTTCGATAATGTCGAGAAATCGGATGCACCTTATTTTTATGTCGAGTTCATGCCGACGGCCACGACCGTGGACGACCTGTTCAGCGACCGGCTGATTCAGGTGGACATTACATATATCCACCCGAAAGACGCTATGGGACGCGTGAGCCGCACGGCTGTCTTCGAAGTAGCCGATGCCCTGGACAAGGTTTTCCGCCCTGTCCTGGCCGTCAAGGACCGGCACATTACGATTCTCGACGCAGAGATGACCATTGTCGATGACATCCTGCATTACATTTTCAATCTTGATTTCCGGGACAACTTCGAGGATGCGGCCGGCATCCAGTATGAACTGGCCCAGCATCTGGAACTGGAAATCAACAAGCTCAATCAAACGGAAGGGGAATAGCATATGGCAAATGAACAGGAATTGTTCGGCATGCCGCAGATTATCATTAATTTTCGTACCAAGGGGACGACGGCTATCAAGCGCAGTGCCCGCGGTATCGTGGCGATGATCCTGCACAACGAAGTCAAAGACGAAATCCATAATTACACCATCCGCGACGTTTCCGACATCCCGGATACAGGCCTTACAGATGAAAACGTGAACCTTATAAAGAAATGCCTGCTCGGCACGCCGCTCCGCATCCTGGTCTACACGCTGCCGAATACCAATGTCGACGGCGCTACGAAGACCCAGGCCAATGTCCTCAAGATGCTGACCAACATCAAATGGAACTGGCTCTGCGCACCGACTGCTTCGGTGCAGGAACAGCAGGACCTGGCGTCTTGGATTAAGGCACAGCGCAGCAACAAGCATAAAACCTTCAAGGCCGTATTGTCTGGCCAGGACGCAGATAATGAAGGTATCGTCAACTTCTGCACGAATGACATCAAGGTGCAGACCGATACAGACAGCTCTGGCAATCCGGTCTATACGACGTACACGGCCTTGCAGTATACGGCCCGTATCGCTGGCATTTTAGCTGGCCTGGCTCTGGACCGCAGTGCCACGTACTTCAAGCTGACCGAAGTCGAAAGTGTCGAAGTCTATGAAGACATCGATACATTGATTGACCAGGGCGAACTGCTCCTCATTGACGAGCAGGATGGCGACGGCGTCAAGATTGCCCGCGCCTGCAACAGCCTGACGACCTTCACCACGGATAAAGGCGAAGAGTTCCGGAAAATCAAGATCATCGAAGGCATCGACATGGTCACCGACGACATCCGCGATACCTTCAAGAAGTATTACGTGGGCAAGGTCATCAACGACTACAACCACAAAATGCTCTTCATTTCGGCCATCCTGGTCTATTTCTCGGAAATCAAGGGCAATGTGCTGGATGCCGATGCGCCTAACACGGTCGACATCAACACGACTTGGCAGAGCAATTACGCAAAACTCCATGGTGATGACCCGACGACCATGTCGGTCATGGAAATCCGCCAGTACAATACCGGCGATACGCTGGCCCTGGTCGGTGACATCCGCTTCGTGGATGCCATGGAAAACTTGAAGATTGATTTCACGCTGTAAGGAGGCCTGACAAATGGCAAGAAGCGAATATGACGTAAAATATCGCGGCAACCGGCGCTGGAACGGCTCCCACGGGAAATTATGGTGGGAAGGCGAGCTCATCTTTGAAATTGAATCGTTCGAAGTCGACGTCGAGCCGAACCGTGAAGATGTGCTTATCGGGAACAGTGTAGACAGTAAGATCGTATCCCTCAAAGGTACGGGGACGCTTAAAATCAAGAGCGTCATCAACCGGAATCTGAACAAATACCTGGAAGACTGGAAGAGCGGCCATGACCCGCGCACGACGCTGGTCGGCCTGGTCGAAGACCCGGATATGATTGACGCCCAGAAAGAGCGCATCACGCTTGATAACGTCTGGTTCAACAAGCTGTCGCTCATGAATTTTGAAAAAGGGAAAGTCATTGAAAAAGAATACCCCTTCGGCTTCACGCCGGAAGATGCTGCATTTACGGAAACCGTTGAATAGGAGGAGAACATACTATGGCAGTTAGCATTCAGGAATTGATTAACCAGAAAGACAAAATCGAACAGAAGAAACAGGAAACCTTTGACCTCGACACCAGCGTCGGCAAGCTGACGGTCAAGAAAATCACGAAAGGCCTCATGGCCGAAATCATGGCCATCACCGACGGCTCCGACGAATACTGCATCTTGCAGACCGTCGTCGAGCCGAACTTGAGGGACGCCACCCTGCAGCAGGCCTATGGCTGCGTCGAACCGACGGACATCATCGACAAATTGTTCGATGCCGGCGAGATTCCGGCCATTGCCCGCAAGATTTCCCAGCTGTCCGGCTACGGGAAAGACATCGAATCGAAGGTCCATGAAGACGTAAAAAACTAATTCAAGAGGACTGGGAAGCGGCCACGGCGGCCGCCCTGGTCCTCCGTGGGCATCGACTGGACTATTTCTTCGGCTTGAACCGGCTGGAAAAGATATTCTGCTATGAGGCTGTCTGCCTGGAGCAGCAGCGTGAATTGGATTTGGCGACGCTGCCATTGAAGAAAGGGGGCCGTTAGGCTGTGAGCAACTATGTTTTGAGCGCTACGCTGGAACTCAAGGACCAGTTTACGGCGCAGGTCAATAAAGCAAGGTCCGGCTTCAAGGGCTTGACGGAAACCCTGAAAAACACAGGGAGCGCTTCGGATGCGGCCGCCGCCGGGATGGGAAAAGCCGGCACAGCGGCTGTCAAAGCAGCCGGCCAGGCGGACCGTGCCAAACGGGCCTTCCAGGGCATCCGCGGCACCTACGAAGCGATTATCCGCGCCAAGGATGACGCCACGGCGAAAATCCAGAAGGTCAAGACAGAGCTGAACGGGCTCAAAGGGAAGGCCTATACCGTGGCTATCAACGTCAAACAAAACGGCGATATTGGTGGCATGAAGGACAAACTGTCCGGAATGGCTGCCGGTGCTATGGCCGGTCTTCCTGTACAGGCTGCCGGTTTTGCTGGGCTTGGCTACGGCGTCTTCGATGCTGTAAAGAATTATTCTGACTTCACGGCTCAGTTGTCGCAAATCAAGGCAGTCACTGGGTTGGATGCGGAAGCCATGGACGCCGTCAAGGAAAAGGCACTGGAACTCGGTGCGGATACGCAGTTTAGTTCGACGGAAGCGGCCCAGGGGATGACAGAGCTCTTGAAAGCCGGCGTTAGCGTAAAGGACGTTCTCGGCGATGCTTCGCAGGCAGCACTCGATTTGGCAGCGGCCGGCCAGTTATCCCTTCCGGAAGCAGCGGAAATCATGAGTACGGCCATGAACGCTTTTCATATGGATGATGCCACTCATGCAGCAGACATCTTAGTCGGTGCAGCCAATGCCAGTGCAACGGGCGTCCAAGAATTGAAGTACTCCCTCTCTGCTGTCTCGGCTGTTGCGGCCGGGGTCGGTATGAGCTTTGATGATACCAATACGGCCCTGGCAGTCTTCGCCAATAACGGCTTGAAGGGGTCTGACGCAGGTACGTCTTTAAAGACGATGCTCATGAACCTCTCACCACAGACGAAGCAGGCAACAGAAGAAATGCAAAGACTCGGTCTCTTGACCGACGAAGGGACGTCTAAATTCTTTGACCAAGAAGGTCACCTGCGGTCCCTCTCAGACATTGCCGGCCTTTTGCAGGACCATTTATCCGGTTTAACGGATGAAGAAAAGATGAACGCCTTGTCGACCATGTTTGGCTCGGACGCTATTCGTGGCGGCATGATCATGCTGCGTGAAGGCGCCAAGGGCGTCAAAGACATGAACGCAGCCATGAAAGATATCACGGCCCATGAAACGGCCAAAGTGGCCATGGACAACCTGCGCGGCTCTCTGCTCCGGTTGAAGAGCGCCTGGGAAAACCTGACTATCAAGCTCTTAGACCATGGCGTCGGCGACGGCTTGCGTGGCTTTACCGAAGAACTTGGCAAGCTGACGTCGCATTTTTCCGGCCTCATTGATGACGGCTTACAGGTGACGGACGTCATCAAGATTGTGGGCGAGGGCATCAACGACCTGAAAAACAAATTCCTGGCCTTTGACGGTATCGGGTCGGTACTGGCAGGCGGGGCCTTGGCCGTTGGGTTGAAAAAGATTTACAACCTGGCCATGAAGGTCAAAGACGTCATCCAGGGCATCCCGAAGAATCTTCCGGGCGGTACGCCGACCGGCGGGAACGGGATTCCCAGCACGTCGTCTGTGAAGGATATGGTCGTCACGGCGACGAACGTCATCATCAACAGCAAAGGGGCACCGACCACGGCGCCTACTTCGGTACCACCGACGAACGCGCCGGTTCCGGTCCCGGAAGGGACTCCCAAAGGGACTCCGAAACCAGGATGGGGTGCCCGGCTCAGCAGCTGGGCGAAAAGGGTGCCATGGATTGGGTCAGCTATCGCATTAGGTGGAACTGCTCTTGATGTGGCTTATGCCCCGGAAGGGGAAAAGCTGTCTACGGCTGGACGGGATGTAGCTGGCCTTGCGGGCGGTTTTGCTGGCATGAAAGTTGGTGCCGCGTTAGGTGCTGCTGCCGGTTCTTTTATTCCTGGCGCTGGTACGGCAGCCGGTGCGATTGTAGGCGGCATTGCTGGGGGTATCGGCGGCGACATCGCCGGTCAGAAGCTGGCCGAAGCCTTTCAGAGCATCAAATGGGATTCCTTTAGCCAGGTCATCAACGAAAAGAACGCCGAGTGGAGCCAGACCTTTGCTCAACTGGGGCCGACTATAACCAGTACCTTTGAAGGTATCCGCCAATCAATGAGTGATACCGATGACTGGCTTACCGGGAAACAGGCCGAACTGCATCAGTATATGGCTGACTCCTGGGAAGGCATCAAACAGTCCGGGGCGGATACCTGGGAAGGCATCAAACAGTCCGGCGTCGACTCCTGGGATATGATTTGTCAGGTAGCCGATGAAAAGAATGCGGAGTGGAGCCAGACCTTTGATGGTATCCGCCAGTCAATGAGCGACACAGATGATTGGCTCACTGAACAGCAGACTGAATTGCATCAAAACATGGCCGATTCCTGGGAAGGCATTAAGCAGGCCGGATCAGATGCATGGGATATGATTTGTCAGGTAGCTGATGAGAAGAACGCCGAATGGGCACAGACTTTTGCCGATGCGAAAGAATCGGCTGGTAACTGTCTGGCTGAACTAGAAGACTCCGCTAACACGACTTGGAGTGACATCAGTAGCGGGGCTTCATCTCTGGAAAGCGATATCGCCAGCGCTTTTCAATCTGCTAAAGATGAAGCTGAGGCGGCCTGGGACGGCGTAACGGGATGGTTTGAAGAGAATGTATGGGGACCGCTTTCGGAACGCGCACGGAGCGCCTGGAGCAATTTACAGACCACCATAGCTGATATACGTTCTTCGGCTAGCTCGTTTTCCTTTAGCATTCCTAGTATCTTTGATCATAAGGCGACTGGCTCATCATTTTACGCCGGCGGCTGGACGGAAATCAATGAACGAGGCGGTGAAATTATCGACCTGCCTCAAGGAAGCCGTATCTATCCACACGCTACAACGGAGCGAATGATTCAAGCCGAACTGGAAAGCAGACAGTCGTCTGGCAGCGGCCCGGTCGTCATCAAAGGCAATACCTTCTATGTCCGCGAAGAGGCCGACATTGACCGTATCGCCTATAAACTGGCGAAACTGATTTCACAGGGCCATATCAACTACGGAGGTGGTTATTGATGAGCCTGGGAGGGTTAGGAAATACCATACAAGTCCTTTCGGCCATCTTTTCTAATGGTGGAGGAGCCGGACTGAAGCGGGAAATCATCATCGAAGGGCCGACGGGGAAACTCATCCTGCCGGTCACGCCGGCCAAATATACAGTCGGCGATGGACAGAAAAACAAAGTCGTCGACATCACGCAGGTCGGGGAAGCCCTGGTCTTCGGGATGCCGAAAGCCAGGACCCTGTCCTTCTCCGGCTTCTTCCCATCACTTGCCCATGACTACCCCTTTGTGGTAGGAGACTACACAGACCCGTCGTCCTGCGTCGAGAAGCTGACCGAGTGGAAGGCGGCCCGGAAGGCCGTTCGCGTTATCATTACCGACTCTCCGGTCAATATGATGTGCGGCATCATGGAATTCTCTTACTGGGAGCAGGACGGCAGCCGGGATATCTACTACACGCTGAATTTTACGGAGTATAAAGAGCTAAACGTCCCGATGGCGAACAATGACAAGCCTATCGACGATAAGACGGGCCTCAAGGTCCGCCCGGTCGACCTGGACCAGAAAATCAAGGAAGAGCAGTCGCAGATCTCGAAAGGCAAGGCCTTGTTCCAAAAGGCATGCGACGTCATGGACGTGGCCAAGAAAGCCTACGGCGACTATAACCACTGGCGCCGCGTCGTCAAGAGCAACAATTTGAAGAGTCTGGTCATCAACAACGCGGGCAAGATCCGGAAGTGGGTGATTAAGAATTGATCATCAAGCATAAGAGCGTCAAGACGGAAACTACGACTGACGAGAAAGGCAACCAGACGACGAAGCAGACTGAAACGATAGATGATTTGTCCCGCCTCACCGTGGGGAGAATCACCTGGGAGGGCTCCCGGCTGCAGGTAGCCCGGAAGCTGACCTTTTCGTACGTCCAGGACGCCCGGGACCCGAATCTGCCGAACTACGTCATCAACTGCGGTGAAACGGTCTACGGCTATGATGAAGATGGGAACCTGCAATTCCAGGGGAATGTCTACTCCATCGAAAAAGACGTCCAGCAGTCCACGGTGACGGTCACGGCCTATGACAATCTGTTCATATTCTGCCGGTCCAAGACGACCCGGAAATTCACAGATATGCTGGCCGAGGACATCGCCAAGGCGGTATGCAGTGAGCTGGGTATCAAAGCCGGAAAGCTGGCTGAGACAGGGAAGAAAGTCTCTTTCATCGCTCAGGAAAAGACAGGCTATCAGATTATCATGATTGCCTATACCGATGCGGCCAAACAAATCAATGCGCACAAAGAGAACAAGGACGACCCTGACGTGCTCTTCCACCCCATCATGCGAGGCGATGAGCTGGACGTCATCAAGAAAGGCGAGCTCATCGAAGGGCTGGCCGCGGACCAGTACGTCAATATCGAGAACAGCCAGTACAAGGAGTCCATCGAGGACATGGTCAACAGCATCATGATTACCGACCAGCAGGGCAACGTTACTGGCTACCAGACGAAAGACGAATGGATCCAGAAGTACTCCATGGTCCAGGACGTCTATAAAACAAATCCGAACGACAATGCCCAGGAAGCCATCAACAAGCTGTTCCATGGTCCGGACCGTTCTGGGATTATTCAGATGGTGGGCAGCTATGCCGCTAAATCGTCATATTCCATTCAAATCCGGGACATCCTGACGGAATTATGCGGTAAATTTTGGATTAAATCCGATACGCATACCTTCGAGAACGGCATCCACGAGATGCGGCTGGAAATAGAATTCGAGAACATCATGAATAAAGAAGACAAACCGAAGGAAACCAGGAAGGCAACCGGTACGGGCCAGTACACGCAGAGCGAACAGGGCGCCTACAGCTATATGCGTTCCCTGGGCTTTACGGACAATCAGGCGGCCGGCATCCTCGGCAACATCCGCATCGAAGACAGCGACTACGATCCGGCCGCATCGAACGGAAGCCATACAGGGCTCTTCCAGCTCAGTGACGACGACCGCTGGCCGAAGTACGTGGCATACTGCCAGGAACACGGCATGGAACCGTACAACAACCAGAACCAGATTTACTATGTCACGATGGTCGAAAACGGCGACCTGCGGACGCAGATTCCGGACAGTTCCCCGTCGGCTGCGGCGGACTGGTTCAACCAGAACATCGAAATCAGCGGTGAAGACAGCTACGCAGAAGGCGGCCGTGCTGCTGCGGCAGAATCTGTCAAGGCTTCCATCGACAGCGGCGAAATCGGCGTCGAAACGCCGCGTTACAAGAGCGGCACCGCGACCCTCAGCGGCGACTCGTCCCTCGTCACGGAAGCGGCGGTCAACCTGGAAGGCGCTTCCTTTGGGGAAAATGGTTGCGTGCGGGCCGTCAAGACCTTCGCCGCGCAGTATAACTCCGACTTCGTGGCCCTGGCCAACTCGAACATTGAAGACGTGGATGGGCTGGAACGGTGGTGCTCGGAAAACGGCTATGTCGAGGAAGACTGGGACGGCTATGCAAGCCCAGGCGACATCTGCGTCTGGAGCGGCCGGCACTGCGGCGTCTGTGACGGCAGCGGCGGATGCTGGGACAACTCAACGGCTGCCGGTTATCGCATGATCCACCGCGGCAGCATTTACGATTACGGCTCTTTGCCGGACAAGGTCATCCGCGTCCGGCAAAGAGCACAGTAGGGAGGCAAAGCACATGAATAACAGCCAAATCCCGTCGGCTTCGCAGTCGATGGCCCGCGTCGTCGATACCATGCACGGCATCGCGCAGGAGGAACTGCCGCGCGGTGCACAAGTCGGCATCGTTGTAAGTTCGCCGCCGTCGCTGGTGGTCAAGATGAACAATATTGAAATCACAGCCAAAGACGTCTACTGCTCGCGGTATTTGCTGCCTGGATACACTAGGCATATGGTCGGCCAGACCAACAACCGGGGCGGCGGGTCCGGGGATGCGGCATATGAGAGCCACAATCATCCTATTGATAACGATGAGACTTGGACGGATACGCTGAAACCGGGGACGCTGGTCCTCTTGATACCGATTTACGGCCAGAACGAGCAGCTGTACTGGCTGGCAGACAGTGGGGTGAAATTATGAGTGTAGAATATCCCTTTACCGGTACCGTTACAGTCAATACTTATACGTCGGATTTGCCGACGCCGAAGGAATACGCCTGGGACTTCGAGAATGACTGCTTCCTCTACGACGCGGACGGCAGGCACAAAATTGTCGAAGGCGACGAGGCGATAAGAATATGGATCTACAAGGCCCTGAGCACGGAACGCTTCCGTTATCTGGCATACAGCTGGCAGTACGGCATCGAACTGCACCCGTTCCTCGGCAAGGTCATGAGCGTGCAGCAGCGCTACAGTGAAATCAAACGTGTCATCGTCGAATGTTTAATGGTCAATCCCTACATCAAGAGCATCGATACCATAGACATCCAGCATGAAGGCGACACGGTCGATATATCCATCACACTGACGACGATTTATGGGGAGGTGAGCGTCGATGTATGAAGCTCGTGAACAAAGTGATATCCTGACGGAACTGCAGCAGAACGTCGGGAGCAGCGCGTCGAGTTACGAGGGGACGTTCACATACGACGTCCTGGCCTCGAACAGCATCGAATTCTCAAAAGAAGAAGTTGAGCTGGAACAGGCTTATAAGGCATCCTTTGCCCGCTCCAGCTGGGGCGAATATCTTGAAATGCGGGCCGAGGAACACGGCATCTTCCGGAAGAACGCCATCAAGGCCATCGGGAAGGTGACGGTCAGCGGCAACGGCACCGTCCCGCTCGGCAGCATTTTCCAGACGGAGACAGGCATCTCTTTCAATACGACGAAGGCAGTGACCATCTCCAAATCAGGGGACATCCCTGTCGAATGTACGACGGCCGGCACAGTGGGCAATGTGGCAGCGAAGACAATCACAAAGATACCGATGTCTATTCCGGGCATCAGTAGCGTGATGAACGCCGAAGCCATGCACGACGGCTTCAATGAAGAAGACGATGATTCCCTGTTCAACCGCCTGCTCTTCAAAGTACGCCAACCGGCTACATCGGGCAATAAGAATGAATACATACAGTGGGCCAACTCCGTGGCAGGTGTCGGCAAGGCCATCATCAAGCCACTCTGGAACGGTAACGGTACGGTCAAGGTAATGATTACGGATGCGAACGGGAATCCGGCGTCGACAGACTTGCAAAAAAAGGTTGCGGCTTACATTGAGACCGTGCGCCCCATCGGCGCTACAGTAACGGTAGCCGCTCCGACGATTTTTGCTGTCAAAGTGGCCATCAAGCCACTCAACAGCAAGAGCGCCAGCGCGACGGCCATCCAGACGGTCGTCAACAACTACTTCGGCTCCCATCAGTTCGACAATATCCGCATTACCTGTGCCATGATCGGCAAGATGATCCTCGAAGACTCAGCCTGCGGCGTCGAAGACTATGAATCACTGACCATTAACGGCAGCGCCACCATGGTAACGGTGACGGATGATCAGATTGCGCGCTGCACTGAGGTGACGCTCAATGGCTAAGTTCAATTTCCTGCGGGTCATCCCTGTAGACTTGAAACGATACCTGCCACAGTTCCTGGAGCACGACCCGACCTTTGCAGCGACCCTGGAAAGCCTGTCGAAGGAACACGAGAAACAGCGGCTGACCCTGATGGACATCACCAAACAGTTCTTCGTTAAGACCGCCACCTGGGGGCTCTCTGACTGGGAAGAATTCTTGGACCTGAAACCCGACGCCGGTGACTCTGACGAGAAGCGGCGGGGCCGTATTCTGGTAGCCCTGCGGGGTTCGCAGACGACGACGTTGTCACGGGTCAGGGATATCATTAGCGCATATGGCAATGGCTACGTAGAGGAGCACAACGACCAGTACTACTTTATCATTTTTACGACTCGTACTGACGCCGCATACATCGCAGAGATGCGAAAGACCATCGAGGTTTATAAGCCAGCTCATCTGGGATGCTATATCTACTTAGGCTGGTCTTGGGACGGCAAAATTAAATTTGATGGTACCTATACATACGGCACCACCACGGATGACTGGAGTGGAAACAATGGCTAATTACTTAGATAAATGGAAAACGGATTTTCCAGAAACGGTCAATAACCAGACTCGCCCGAAAAATGGCATCGACAATTCGCTGGCTTTCAACACAGACGGTTTCCCGCAGCGTATCACCAGCGACCCCGTCCATGCAAAACTAGAAAATGATATTGCACAGCAGCTGTTCTCTAATGACCAGCGATTAAAAGACGCCATTGATTCAGAGGTAACTAAAGAAAGTAACCACGAAAAGGCTTCCAATGCGCATGCTAATGGCATCGCAGGTAATGCTGGCAGTGCGACTAAATTGGCGACGGCACGGACTATCCAGACCAATTTGGCGTCGACGTCAGCTGCCTCATTTAACGGGACGACTAATATTGCGCCTGGTGTGACTGGAACTCTTCCGGTTGGTAATGGTGGCACTGGCCAGACGAACCTGGATAATGTCACCGTAGGGACATCAAAGAAAGTTCACACGATTGTATCATCTGGTACCGTCGGCGAGTTGGTCAAGGCTACGATGGGCAACGATGACTCGTTCCGTATTGCAGTAGGGGGTGGTGCAAATAACGGATGGGCCGAACTTGCCACGGCTGATGATGGCACAGAACCGATTTACGTCAGGCAATATGCCGACGCTAAAACTGACGGCTTTGTAACACCGACCCGGACGGCTACGCTTTTAGATGCAGGGGGCAACACTCAGTTCCCAGGTACGGTTACAGCTCCTACCTTTTCAGGCAGTTTAAATGGCAATGCTAATACGGCTAGTAAATTACAGACTGCGCGCACGCTGTCCTTGACGGGTAAGGCGTCCGGCAGTGCTAGTTTCGACGGCTCGGCTAATGCGTCTATCAATGTCACGTCTGTCGATGCGGATTCGGCCGGCAAGTGGAAGGCCGCCAGGACCTTGTCTTTAAGTGGACGGGCTTCCGGCAGTGTATCCATGGATGGCAGCGCGAACGTCACACTTAACGTGACCGATGTTAGCTTGGCTGATAAAGCCACGGCGGACGCTGACGGGAACAATATTTCGAATACGTATTTCAAATACACCGGAAAAACGGGCACGGACGGTGATGGTTCGTTGTGGACTCGCAACGGGACGAAAGAATATTCGGCTGCACTGCCAGATGCGCTGAGCGGGGCTTATCATTACGGACAGTGTATCTCTTTTGCGACGCCCGACAACCGCTTGGATGTATACGCCAGCCATAATGCGTCGAATGGTGACGGACTGTATTATCGCTCCGGCTACGGCACCGATAAAAAAGGCTGGGCATGCATTCTGGATAGTGGTAACTATAACACCTTTGTACCGACAAAGACAGGAGGCGGCGCTACTGGTACGTGGGGAATCAATATTTCGGGTAATGCGGCTAAAGCGACAACAGCAACAACAGCAACAACAGCTACAAACGCTAGTCATGCTTCTAATGCAGATAGCGCAACAACGGCAAATATCTTAAATGACCAAGGCGAGAAAACAGCTATCAAAGACGGAACAAAAGAACCATCTGGGTTAAAATTATACAAGGTTTATAATAACGGGTATCCGACTAAGTATGGAAATTTAATTTCTATCGGCGGAAACGGCGGAGGAGAATTACTGGCTGGGTGGTCAGGCGAAAACTATGGAGTAGAACATTTATATTATCGTAACAGACGTGATAATGGGGCATTATGGTCTAACTGGAGCACTATTGCTTTTACAGACGATATAAACGCCTACGCTCCCACTAAAACAGGCGGCGGCGCCAGCGGTACATGGGGCATTAATATAAGCGGTAATGCAAATACGGCTTCTACGGCTTCGTCTGTTGCATGGAGCGGGGTGACAGGTAAGCCGGGGACATATCCGCCGAGTGCGCATAATCACGATAGTGCCTATCCGTCGGTCACTGGTACGCGCGCATCAGGAACGTGGGGAATCAATATAAGCGGTAATGCGGCTAGTGCGACCAACGCTGATAAAGTAGACGGGTATCATGCTAGTGACCTGCTCAGAATACTTGGCGGCAATAGGACGCCAGTCATTACCGATATATTCGACCGCGCCGGTACTATTGATATGAGTACTATGTCGGCGGCAGATAAGGCAAAGCATAAAGCCAATATCAATAAAGCGCCGAATATGACACAGAATATTTGGAATAACTCGACTGGTATTCACGCGTACGGTGGCGATACTGATATATCAGGTTTTCCCATCAGCACATTGAAGTTGACGCAGAGCTGGAGAAACTTTGACAAACTCATGATACTATATACTGACGACGGCGGTAACTGGGGAAGAGTAAGAACGTTTGACGTCTATGAATTTAATTATTGTATGACAAATATGCATAGTTTTAACATTCTTTTTGCCAACGGTCAGTCCTGGCACGTTTACGGCTTGACGAAGCACGGCACGGACTCCGACTTTAAGCCTTCAACCGAGACAGTATTAAGTTGCAGAAGCCAAAATTGTGGCATTATCGGCATCTACGGTATTAAATTCTAAAAGGAGGTATATCCATGTATTATTTATTTGATAAAGACGGTAACACGTCTACGCTCTGCCCCGACGATAAACGCTTATTCGACATGTTCGCAGTAGAGAATGACGCCGGAGAAAAAGCCTTGCCCGACGGCTATAGTATCAAAGAGTATGACGGTTATGTTGACCCGGGTATGCTGTATCTCGACGACGCGGGAGAAGTCAAAATGCGCGTCTTTGTAATTGACGAAGCAGAAGAAGCAGCGAGAGAGAAAGCCTGCGCCCTCGCGGAACTCGATACGCAGTATCAAGCAGACAAGAGTGAGTTAAGCGCACAGTATCTTGACGCCGCTATGAGCGGGGATATGGATACTATGACGGCTATTAAAAGTGAGCTCGCGGCGCTGAATGAGAAGTATGACGCAGACTACGCCGCGCTCGATAAGTAAGACACGCACGGCGCGCGTTAAAATTAACAGCGCACGCCTGTGTTGACTATCTTGAAGATAGAGAAAGGAAAGCACTATGGACTATTTTAAAATTACAAAACGCTGTATCCGCTGTCTTAAGCCGCTCCGTGAGAACGGCACATGCCAAAACCCGAAATGCGTGAGATACAAGCCGGATTCAGAGGAGAAGCAGGAAAAAAAGACGAGTGACGGGGCGAAGTGAGCACCGACAAGAAACCTTGTACTGGTTAAAAATCGAAGAAGGTGAATTATGAGTGAACACGATTTCCAGTCGGAAGTACTTGAAAGGATGGGACGGCTCGAGGCGCAGTCTAAGCAGGCGCTGGACACCGTGAAAAAACTTGAAGAGCAGTTCCAGGAGACGAAGGAGTTAGCCATTGTGGCCGACCAGCGCGGGCGATCCGCGCATCATCGAATTAACTCTATGTACATTATTACAGGAATTATCGGCGGCATCATATCATTTATCGTCGACTACTTCCGGCATTAAGGAGGCGATGCATATGCATATAACAACGGACATGATTGTCGGTACAGGCCTTGTAGTCTCCCTGCTTGCTACTATCTTTTGCGGAGGCAGTACCGAGCTTCAGACAACCATTGGCAGCGGATTAATTGGCTACCTCGGCCGGACAGCCATCGAAGCGAAGAGAGATGGCCTAAAATAACGACTCTATTGGATTTGAAAGGAGAAATTATACTATGTCCGTATTTGATATTTCTGAATTCCAGCCGGATGACCGTGTCCAAATGCTAAACAGCCAGGGCGCGGACGGCATCATCGTCAAGATTGGCGAGGCCATGGAACTCGATCCGAAATTCACTTGCTTTGTCAATGATTGCGTTTCCTGTTGTTTGCCATACGGCGTCTACTATGTATCACACGCACATGACGCAGATGAGATAATGCAAGAAGCAAAATGGATTAATGACACAATCTACAGCTATCTCGGAGAGAACAATCTGCCGAAACTCGGTATCTGGTGGGACATGGAGGTTGGTTCTGTCCAGCGTGGCGATGTATGGCCTGACCTGCGTGATGCAATCGGGACGATGCAAGCGTGGTATCCTGGCTATGATAAGGTCGGCATCTATGCACAGTACAGCTATTTCACGCAGTACATCGACATGGACGCACTGGCGTACTACAGCATCCCGGTCTGGGTGGCGCAGTACGAGTACCCGGAGAACAGTCTCAAGGCGGAATATCCTGCCTGCTATCATGTCGCTTGGCAGTGGACGACGCATGGCGAAACGCAGGACGAAAATGAATGGTATGGATTTTAAGGAGGAAAGCAATCATGAGTAAATGGACAGAAGTACGTGATGGTTTAGTGTCGGCATTAGATGCTAATGAAGTTGCTGAGGCCGCTAAAAACCAAGTCATTGCTAGCTTAACAGGTGAAGGCATGGAAGCCATTGAAGCAGTGGCAGACAAATTTGTAGAGCAGGTTCAAACTCAGGCGGTATCTGAATCGGGCTGGAGCGCTATCCGTGAGAAATTTGTTTTGCCGCTATTGATTAATGGTACGATTTGGGCCATTAAATTTGTGCTGAGCAAGAGTACAACAGCGGAAAATAACTAA